CGCAATGAGTATTACCACGCGGGCGAACTCGAGTTCTTGATGGGGATCAAGTTTTCAGGAATTGATCTAGATCAAGTTGGCCGTTTCTTGATTTCTGGCCTAAAGTGTGCTAGGCGATGTGGTGGAGGTACACTACATGGCATGTGGTGGACGGAAGAGGAAGAGGGGGCGGAAGGGCCGTTAGCCAGCTGCAAAAGTAGCAACCCAGGAATATGGCGAGAGGATCTAGACCAGGCGAGCGTAGAGGCGGGCGAAAGCCTGGGGATGCGAACAAGGTAACAGGTGAGGTTCGCAAGGCGCTTTCGCTCGTGTACCAAGGGAAAGTAGCCCAGCTCGCGAAGTGGATCCAAGAGACCGCGGATGGTTTCGACGCGATTCACTTCCTGTCGGATGGCACAGAGTGTCACTACCTTGAGCGCAATCCAAGCAAAGCGGCCGAGCTCATGGTTCGGATCGCGGAGTACTTCGTTCCCAAGCTTGCAGCTACGCAATTAACTGGACAGGACGGCGAGAAGCTAGCCGTGACCGTGAACATCTCCGGAGTCAGGGAGAAGGAGCAGGCCCCAAATAACGGCAAAACTGGATAGCTTGCCTGACGAGGAAATCGAAGACGCAGCGGTGGATGCCGTGGTCCGTCTGATTGCATCGAGGCATCCACACGAAATAGCGACCCTGCAACATGTTTTGGAGGCTACAATCTTGGTAGCCAACCGAATTGTTTCGGCGGTCGAAGTCAACAGTAAGCCAACCCGTTGGGGGGCGATATGACCCAGAGCAATATGGTTCTCGACCGCCAAAACACATCTTTGCGCGAAGAGAACGAGCGGCTTCGCACCGCGCTTGCGGAGACGACCCTGCAGCTCGCCCAGACGCTTGAGGAGCTCAAGATCTGCGCCCTCCCATTGTTCCGGCAATGGCGATTGCGACGGCTCCTAAGGCGGCGCGCGAGGGCGTTGGAGATGCTCAAGGAGGGGATGCCTACTCCGGCCGAGCCCTCGAGAATAGAACGTGCGCCGTTGATCGTCGTCCCGAGGTGACATGCCTGATCTGGCCGTCAACTACGAGGCCTCACCGACGATTGGGCGATTTCTTGGTTCAAATGCGCGGTTTCGGGCACTGATAGGGCCGTTCGGGTCGGGCAAGTCATCCGGCTGCGTCATGGAGCTGCTCAGGCGCGCGAGTGAGCAGAAGCCAGGGCGGGACGGAAAGCGGCGCACGCGGTGGGGAGTGATCCGGAACACGTATCCGCAGCTGAGAGACACAACCCGCAAGACGTTCGAGCAGTGGGTGCCTGCCGAGCTTGGGACATGGCATGAGCAGGCGTTCCGCTTCGACATGGCTTTCGGGGATGTGCGGGCCGAGGTGCTGTTCCGCGCGCTCGACCGGCCGGGCGACATCAAGAACTTGTTGTCGCTCGAGTTGACGGGCGCCTGGGTGAACGAGGGGCGCGAGGTGCCCAAAGCCATTTTCGACGCGCTCGAAGGCCGCGTAGGGCGCTATCCCGCGCGCATGGATGGAGGATGCACATGGGCGGGCGTGTTCACGGATTCAAACCCGTGGGCAAAGCCGCATTGGGGGTATCGGCTGTTCTCGCTTCATGAGGTGCTAGGTAGCGACGGGAAGGCGTTCAAGCTCCCTCGCGAGCATTGGGCGCACTATGAGCTATTCGAGCAGCCAAGCGGGCGCTCGCCAGAGGCCGAGAACCTGGAGAATCTTGAGCCGGGCTATTACGACCGACTCCTCATTGGCAAAGACAGCGACTGGGTCAAGAGCTACGTCGACGGCGGGTATCCGGATGCAGATGAGGGAAGCATTTGGGGGCCCGTTCTTGAGGCGCTAGCGGCGCGCGGTGGACTCGAGGAGTTCGAGCACCCGGCTGACGGTGTGTTCACCTCGTGGGACCTCGGTATCAGTGACGCAACGGCAATCTGGTTTTGGCGGATTGGGGCGGGCCGCACGATCGATGTGATCGACTACTACGAGGAGCACGGCCAGCCGCTGAGCCATTTCGTCGACGTGCTTGCGTCCAAGGGCTACGAGTACGCGAAGCACTGGGTCCCGCACGACGCGCGGGCTCGGACGTTCCTCACAGGGTCGACCGTCCAAGAAGGGCTGATCAAAGAGTACGGGGCCGCGCGCGTGAAGGTGACGCCGTCCGTGTCGCTCATGGATGGTATCCAGGCTGGCAGGTGGCTCCTTGAGCAACCTACGCGCATCCATCCACGCTGTTTGCCTGGGGTTGAGGCGTTGCGTTCGTACCACTACTGCTGGGATGACGTGGCGAAAGTCTACGACCGCACCCCCGAGCATGATTGGAGCTCGCATGGAGCTGATGCGTGGCGCTACTTGGCGATCGTGGCGCGGGCGACTGAACTCCTGACACGTGAGCGTGTGCAGCCGGACCCTGAGGCGGGTTCGGTGTTGCGTTCAAAAGGGACCATTCGGCGCATCGTCATAGAGCGCCCGACGCTTGACCAACTCCTGAAGGATCGGGATCGAGAGAGGCGGAGGATTTGAGATGGAATTGAACGCCGGCCAAAAGATTGAAACTGAAGACGAGTACGCGGACACTCCGCGCGGCTGGGCGCAGCGCTGGACGGTTGAGTTCTCGGCTGCGAAGAAGTACGTCACCGACTGGCATGAGGAGGCAAAGCGCTCGATCGCGGTGTTCCTGAAAGAGAAAGACACCGGTAAGATGGGCGAGAAGACGCACCTAAACCTGTACTACGCGAACATCAATACGCTCGACGCGCTCCTGTACGGCGCCCCTCCCGCGGCACAAGTCAAGCGCCGTTTCGCGGATGCGAACGACGATGTTGCGCGTGCGGCCGGCGAGATGGTAGAGCGTCTGCTCAATACGGACATTGAGCGCGAGGATGACGGCTACACGACCGCGCTCGGATTATGCCTGCAAGATCGCCTGCTCGCCTCGTGGGGGTTCGCGCGGTGTCGCTATGTGGCCGAGTTCGAGACACAGGTGACGCCGGCAATCCCTGGCCCTCCTGGCCCCTTCGGTGAGCCAACCGAACTTGCGCCTGAGGTGACCAAAGAGGTCAAGACGTTCGAGGATGTGGAGATCGACCACGTCAACTGGGACGATCAACTTTGGAGTCCATGCCGCCGATTCCATGACCTTCGGTGGTGGGCACACCGGGCGTACATGGTTCGGGATGCGCTCATAGAGCGGTTCGGTGAGGACATCGGCGATAAGGTGCCGCTGAACGCGAAGGGTGACGACAAAGAGGACGGTTCGGCACCCCCAAGTCCATGGAACCGTGCCGAGGTGTGGGAGATCTGGGACAAGGAACACAAAAAGGTGTGGTGGTTCGTCGAGGGGTTCGATCAAATCCTTGACTCGAAGGACGATCCCCTTCAGCTCCCTGGTTTCTGGCCTTTCCCGCAACCATTGGCCGGAAATCTCACGAGCAAGCAGTTTGTTCCCAAGACCGACTACGAGATTGCACGCGAGATGTACGAGGATTGCAACATCCTCGCGCGTCGTATCGCCAACCTCGAAGACAGCATCAAGGTTTCGGGGGCCTATGACCAATCCTGTGGGGAACTGCAGAGCATGGTTGAGGGCGGCGGCGAAAACAAGATGATCCCGGTCGAGAATTGGGCTGCGTTTTCTGAGCGTGGAGGGGTTGCGGGTGCGATTTCCTGGCTACCTCTCGACCAAATCGTGGCTGCAATCGACAAGCTCTCTCAGAAGCTGTCCGAGAAGATGAATCTGCTCTATCAGGTCACCGGTATGAGCGACATCATGCGCGGCGCGGCTCAGGCGGGCGCTACGGCGACAGAGCAGGCCATCAAGGCGCGGTTCGCGGGCGTGCGGGTCCAGTCGTTTCAGCAGAGGTTCGCGAAGTTCGCGGGCGATTTGCAGCGGATCAAGTACCAGATCATGTGCAATCTGTTCGACCCTGAGACAATCATCAAGCGGAGCAACATCCAGGCGACTCCGGACGCTCCATTGGCGATGCAGGCCGTGAAATTTCTGAAGGAAAAGGGGAACGAGTACCGGATCACAGTCGATCCCGACTCGGTTTCACTTGCCGACATGACGGCGCTCACTCAGGAGCGAACCGAGTACGCGAAGATGCTTGGCGGGACCCTTCAGGCGCTACAACCGGTCGCCCAGGCCGTTCCGGGTGGCATCAAGCTCGTTCTTGAGGTCCTAAAGTGGGTGAGCGCGAGCCTCAAGGGCTCTTCTGGGATCGAGGGCGCCTTCGATAAGGCGCTCGCCGAAGCCGAGAAGGCACAGCAGCAGGCGCAACAGCAGGGCCCGAAGCCTGACCCGCGCATGCAGGTTGAGCAGGCGAAGATCCAGGGCGGTCTCGCGAAGACCAAGCTCGAGATCCAAGGCGATCTAGCGCTCGAACAGAAGAAGACTGAGGGGAAGGTCATCGAACAGAAGGCGCAGGCCGCGTTCATGCCGCGCCCGTTCCAGCAGGCTCCTACGGGCCCGCTTCCAGGGCAGGGAGGTGTTCCGTGAGAGGCACAGCGGCAGGCGAACCGGTAGTATCCCAGGCAAACACGGCCGACTTCGAAGCTGGATATGAGCGCGCCTTCGGGGACCGGCCGGCCGAGAGGGGCCGGTGGATCTACGTCGAGGGCCAAGGGCTCATTCCGGCCGATCAGTACTTGGAGCCTGTCGGCGATGGCCGAGTCATGGTGGTTGGTGATTCACATTACGATGGCGCGGTGGCACCCGATGGCACACCGATCGACACCCGGCGCCGGCACCGTGAGTACTTGAAGCGGACCGGGCTGGCCCTCGCTGGAGACTTCTCAGACGACTTCCGCCAAAAGGTGCGGGCAACCGAAGAGCGCGAGGCGGCCAAGGAGATCCGGGAAACGGTCGGTCGGACCTGGTACGAGAAAGAGAAAAGGAGGTAGGTCATGGGTGTGATGTCGACGATTGAGGCCATTTTGAGGGCGATCAAGAGCCGTGGTGAGCCGGAAGAGGTTGAAGCTGACAAGGACGTCGCGGAAGAGATCAACAAGGCGCTTCCTGAGGCGGTCTCGGGTCGTGAGGGATTGATGGCGTATCGGAAGAGGCAACGGATGATGGACGAAAACTGGGAAAAAGGCCAGTAAGGAGCAGACATGGACGACGTGGGAGCAGAGAGCAGCGTTCGAGACGACGTGATGGCGGCGATGGAAGGCCCGGCAGATACGGGGTCGGATTCGGATTCGTCGGCGGAGGTTGCGCCGTCGAGTGAGACTGCCGCGCCAACGGTTGAGACCCCCAAGTCGGTGGCAGGTCGCGACACCAAGGGCCGATTCGCACCCGGACGCGCGCCGCCTGTTCCGATCGGCAGTACGCCGGTCAACCTCGGCAAGGGATCCGTCGCCAAACCGGAGGCGGAAAGCGTTCCGGAAGAGAAAGCGCCAGAGAAGGCCGCGCCCGCCGTAGCTACCCTGAAGGCCCCCGCGTCATGGAAGCCGGCCGCTCGAGAGAGATGGGCCGCATTGCCGCCCGAGGTGCAACAGGAGACCCTCCGGCGCGAGCACGAAATGAGCCGGACCCTCTCCGAGACGGCCGAGGCCAGAAAGGGATATGCCGCGTTTCAGAGAGTGGTCCAGCCCTTCGAGGCGATGATTCGTGCCGAGGGAGCTCAGCCGCTACAGGCTGTAGAGAGCCTTCTCCGGGAATCGGTCATCATGCGCCAAGGATCGCCTCTTCAGCGGGCCCAGATCGTCGCCCGTACGATTCGGCAGTGGGGTGTACCTGTCGAAGCTGTGGCGGCGGCGCTAGATGGCCAGCCGATGCCTCAAGTTGGCGGTGGCCATCCGGTCAACGTCGAAGAGATGGTGGATCGGGCGCTCAAGGCGCGGGTCGCCCAAGCCGAAGAGTACCAGAATCGAAAGTTGATCACAAAAGCCGCTTCGAC